CGACGACGCGACGATTTCAGTGTACCCGTACTCTCGTAGGTACCGATCAATCCCTCCGCTAATCAGCGTGGTTTCTAACGCGCGACCTAGCAACTCGATTCCGCGGCGAGACTGGAACAGAATCCCTTTTTCGCAACGGACTATCGAGCGCGCGTCAACGCACCCGAAGTCAGACGGAACCCGTTGCGGCTGAGTGAACGATCCGCCCTCACCAGTATCGGTTGGTCCGTCTCCTGCAATCCAATAGATTCGCTCTCGAGTGAACAGAATCAGCCGATCGTCAATTGAGGCCATTCCGGATCCGTTTGCTGGAATTCGAAATTGCATCGCTTCATTGAACGACGGCTCTTCGCCATAGATGACTTCGCGCGACGGCCAGACAATGTTGTCCGACATGAGCCAGATCCGGTTCTGCCATTCGCAAGCAAACCGAGCGGCCATCAGTGGAGCGTTCGAAAGGATGCTCTGGTCCGTGTAGAGCGTCGGCATTCCGGAAACGAACAGCAGAACCGGATCGAGATTCACTGTCGCATCGGCGAATTCGGCGATTGCGTTCGTTAGGATCTGCCGGCTTCGAACATGGTTCAGCCCACCATCGTTCGACACGTAAACAACGGGGCGCACGTTACGGTGCGAGGTCGGGCCTAGGCTTGCGAAAGTGACCGAAAGATTGGCGTTCGCTCCGATGACAACAGGACCGAAGCGCGACGGTGCCGAGCGCGAAATGTTTCCCTTGGCGTCAACGGCTTCCCAGCACATTGCGACATGGTACGTACCAGCGGCCAGGTACGGCGGACCGACAGCAACCGATGCTGCGGTAATCTCGCCAGCATCTGACTGCGGGCGATGCGAGAATCCTAGCTCATGGCCTTGATCTCCGTCGTACAACCACGGCACGCCGCACGCGACCGACAGTGAGCCGTTGAGCAGAGCCCCGGAATATTGCTGCTTATCATAGGCCGTCGCCGATATCGAGAACAGCGCAAGCTTATGATCGGTATTGTCGCTGACGACCGGAACCACGGTGAAGAATCTTCCCGGGTGGTACCAGGACTCGACGATTGAGTTCCTTCCCTTTCCAAACAGGACGTCACGCCCGGCGTTATTCACATTGAACGCCAGCTCGCCCCCGGCAAAACGCGCGTGCTTCTCTGGAGTTGTCTCGAGATTTTCATCTCCATCCCAATCCGGATTCCATGACAGAACTTCGCACTCAACCGCGTCCGGGGAAATGCCCTTTAGGACAATGTGATAGGCGTCGCCGCGGTATGAAAAAATCCTAGACCAGTGAGTGCAGTAGTGAACGTGTCCCCCGCCGTCACGCGTAAACCCTCCCAGCGCTGTGGCCATGAAAAATCGGCATCGGGTATTGAATGCATGGTCAGCTGTGCGCTTCCATGTCACGAACCAGTTGTCGTAACGCAGCGCGGCAGCTTCGTCTAGTGATGTGCCGACCCATCCGATTTGCCCGCTATGGGCATGTGGGCCACCGGCATCGATAACCGTTCTGTCGTAGTACGTCACAACACCAGCCGGGCCAGCGGCTGCATTGAACTGGATTAGCAGGTTTTCTGACGCGGTAACCCTGGCGACGTACACGCCGACGTGTTGCCCGTTCGGATCGCAGCAGCAATGGATATGTCCCGAGCTGAGCGCCGTTTCCGCCCTAGACGCGCCCGTAACTGTCGATAGCGTTCCTAGCGCCCCGGGGCGGTATAGATCACAGCGCACCGTCCCGTCTCCCTTGGATGTAACTAGGAATAGTCGACGCTCGAACGGAGCAAATCCGCCGACCGCGGACGGGTTGCAGACGCAGATATCAAACGCTTCGAGTTCGTCTGCCCACAGGTCAGCAGCAGACCAGGACCATGGTCGGTATGCCGGCATGCTCGCGTGATAGAGCAGGGCGTCACCCGGTTCACCGAGGAACTCACCGTTTCCCCAGAATGCATGAAAGTACCAAAGCGAATCGGAGCCTTTCAACGCCACGACACGAATCAGTCTGTTTATTGAGGCGCCGTTGACCAGTGTCCCTTGTGCGATTAGCGATCCGGTTGCGGCGTCAACCGTTGCCCAGTCGATCCGTTCCTCTCCGGTTCCTGCCGCATACTGCCAAATCGCGCATAGCACGCCGCTCTCTCCGACTCCCGACGCGAGCGCATCACCTGCGAATGCAACATCGAAGTTCTGAATTTTCTCCCCCGCCAACGGATGCGATATTTCAAGCTCACGCGCGACATTGAACCGCGGCATCTTTCCTTTTGCCATCCAGGGGCGAGGAGTCGCCTCTTCTCTCGTTTCGCCGACGGTGCGCGTGTAGATTCGGCAAGGCTCACGAGCTGGATCGGTCCAGTTGATTGTGCGCTGCTCTCCAATTCTTACAAGCTCGTTATCGCGAACTAGCAGTCTATCGCCATACGGAAGCGTTCCACCTAGGTGCTTTCGTTCGTCGAACGTACGCCACCCGCGGCGCTTCGTGAGCTCGCCCTGACGATCGTAGACAACGTTATGCGCCCAGATCAAAGATGGGGGATCAACCAGCTCCGCGGCAATCCCTTGCTCTTGTCCACCGGAAATCGGAAACGATATTCGATTTGGAATCAGTGCCATCAAAACACCCAAAGCTTCCCGGTTGCCTCGACAGATGCGTAGACATAGATCACGGTCGAATCCCATCCGTTATTACACCACGTACCGGCGGCGCCAGGGTAGTTCAGGTAGGTCAGAAGCACGCCGCGGGGGGTCCGTCCTAGCCCGTGTTTGATCGTCTGCGAGCCAGGGCCCATCACGTGAAAATCGACACTTACACCCTGAATAACGAATGACGGAAGTGAGCGCTTCAAATCGTTCAGCTGACGCGAGAGCTCCTCTACCGTCGGATCGTCCGACTTCAACAGAGCAGTCGCTCCGGGTCTCACGGCGCGGCGCGCTATCGCCATGGCGGCATCCGATTCCGCGAACCAGATTGCGGATGGTATGCGCCAGACATCGAAACCATTTTCGGATTCGCTGCATCAATCGTTCGAGCGTCGTTTTGAATTCTGTTTTTCAACTGCTCGAGTCGACCGCGAAGCGTTCGTGAGTCTTGCTGCTGTTTCTCGAGACACTGAGCCGCGCACTCGAGGATAACCCACTCGGGATAATCGTAGCCGAAATGCTCGGTGTCTTCCGTGAATAGGTGAGCCTTCGGAACGTAGAACAATTGCACCGCGTAGCGAGCGGCAGGAACCGGAAGGAACTGGATGATCGTTGCGTTGGTCCAGATCTGCATTGCGCCGCCGGGAGACATACCGAAGTGGTGCGGGCCGTGTACGAGCCGATACTCTGGAACGCATTCGGTCCACGAGCGCTGCTTGGTGTCCAACGTGGCACCTTCGAGATCCAGCGGACGCATCGGGTAGTACGTGCCATCTCCGGTCGAGACGAGTCGCCAGACCCGATTGTAGTACGTCGTTGGGGGAATAGGGATGGACGTCTGAATCTGCGCAACATAACCGGGCGTGTAGTGGATTCGAACGAGCCGTTTGAAGTCTTGCGGAAGCAAGTACCCACTGGCTATGCCGCTCCCGGGAGACGGAGTAATAGAAAGCAACGGGATCACGTCCTCACTGGTTCCGGTAACCGCGCTGCACGACTGAACGTCATTGGGCCAAGCTATCAACGGATCGGTGACCAGTCCCGCCGCTTCCGCCCAATCGTGCCGCACATTGATCCATGCGTTCTGCGCGAATCGAGCGTCGCCGAATCGCGAGACTAGGAAGTCGTGCAGATCTTCAGTCGCCGAACTGATCCACGGATTCAACTCCGTAGTGTCATCGACGAAACTCGAGTAAACCATATCGGCTTGCTGTCGAATCCTCAACCGAAGATCTGCACGATTCATCTTATTTCTTCCCTAGTTTCTTACCGAGAATGAGAGCTACCGACGGCAACCCTTTCCCTTTCCCTTGGTCTTCGTCTTCGTCTTCGCCATCGTCTTCACTTCCTTCCTTACACGCCCTCACGATGCCACGCATCGCAGTCATGAACCCGTTGCGGTCCTTGACCTTGACTCCCGTCGCATCTTCGAACGCCTCGATGTACATGGACGAATCCATGGCTTACTCCGAGAACGCGAGACAGAAAACCGCGGACCAATTGACGCGCGGTCCGTTGGTATCCGCAGCGGCTGCGCCGGAGATATCGATCGTTGTGATAGTCAAAACGGTTACCCCGCCGACCACCGTAGCAACCGGATCGCGGACAATCTGATCGCCAGTATTCGCGTCCATGCTTGCATGACCGCAAACAAGCACGCCCATGTCGCGGTCGAAGGTCACGGTTACGACACCTACGCCGGTGCGTGACGTGGCTCCGTCGCCACGAACGTTGATGACAGCGGCGGCGCCGTCCGATTCCCACGAACCGCAAACGAACGTACGCTCCCTTGCGACTCCCAAAATTGGATGTTTCATTTCTTGGATTCTCCTAGAAGGGGATTGCAAGTCCGGGAGCGATCGTCATGACCGCTCCCTAACCTGCATTACGGATTATGCCGGCGCGTTCGGCAGAGTGATGATCATCGAGTCGAGTGGCCTCGTGCAAACGATGTTCCAGTATCCACCGAACACCATATATGACGCATCCTGCCCAGCCAGGCGCAGAGCGCCGTCGTTACCCATGCCCTCCGTCATGCGACCAAAGGCCTCACCTAGTGACCACATTTTCCACGAGTCCATGTTCGTAAGTCGGACACGGCCGCGCTTCATGAATGGATCCGGGAAGACCTCAATCGGTCCGTTCGCTCCGTGAATCATCACACCGCTAAACGAAACCTTAGCGATCTCCTTACCGTTCGAGCCGATCGCGTTTCTCGTAATGACCGAGAACTGATCGCGCTTGAGCGTGGCGAAGTCGAGCGGATTGCATAGCGCTGTCCCGTTCTGTCCGCCGATTTGGTAGTGGCGAGCGTCGGCCGCCACGATAACCTCATCGAGCGAACCGGCGGTAGCTACAAGC